TCATAATTAAAATCTTTGGGGAGTCCAAAATCTTCAGGCTTAGGTTTACTCTTATTTTCCTTCGCTTGACCACCATCCTTAAAGTACTGAACTACTCCACCCTTATTCATGCCTCTTACTTTTCTCTCTACATTATCACCAATCTCCCCACCTGCTGTACTACCTGCTATACCTAATGCAATATCAGCAACAGGACTTACAGGTGAGTCAGCAAAGAAACCAACAACACCACCAGCTAATCCACCTACAGCACTACCAATACCTCTACCTATTCCTGATGTTTCCTTCTTACCAGTTGCTGCAGCAGCATTCATACTTTCAAGAGTATCTGTACCATACTTCTCAGTTGCTTCCTTAGTTAATACAAACTCACCAGGAGTTAGCATCGCAGGAACTGTATCTGTATTACCTTGTCCAGGAACTGATCCACCTGCATTAAAGTTCTGAACTAGACCACCCTTATTTAATTTTTGTGTTTTATCATCACTACCTTCTATTTTTTTATCCTTATCATCATCACCCTTCATCTTATTAGCAACCCACATCCCACCACCTACAACCGCAGCAGTCCCCAGAACCGCTAACCCTATAGGAGATGCTAAGAATGCCAACAGTCCTGGTAACATTCCTACCAATGTAGGAACAAATGATGCAAGTGCTCCTATTGTTCCTGTGATTAATGATCCTATACCAGTTCCAAACAATAGAAATCCAGTTAATAATGCTGGCCAAAAATCTTTAACGAATCTAAATATTGACCCAACTTTTTTCTTATTACCCTCATCAGACAACCAATTAAAAAGTCTCCTAACAATGTCTGCTAGTAAAACCTTCTTAACAAATCCCCATATCCTTTCAAATAAACCTTGAACTGGTTTTAATACTTTCTCTCCAACCTTTTTAACTCCATCAAATAATTTTGTCTCTAATTTCTTTTCTTGACCAGCCATGGCAGAATCTTCTGCATCTTTAGCAGCATCTTTTGCAGCCTCATTATCTGCTTTCTGCTGTCCTATAAGAACATTCTTAATAGACTCTGTAGTTTCTGCAATCGAGTTAAGAATATTCTTTAAACCTTCTCCAACAGGTGATTTTACTTCTTCTTCAACTGATTTAATTGTATCAGGTTTTGTTAATGGTTCACCTTTAAATCTTGCTTTTCTTTCTTCCGCACTTAAATATTCTCCATCCTCATCCTGACCCAATACTCTTGACTTAAAACCATCATCTAAGACTGTCCCTTTCTTAAATGCTTCACCAGTTATCTTTGTTTTCTTTACATTTAATTTCTTCTTAGTTGCTACAGCTTTATCTACTGCATCAAATTTTGATTCTTCTGCAGCAAACTCTTTCTCTGCTTCTGTCATTGGAACTGAAGCATTATATTCCGCTACTTCTTCTGGTGTTGCATGATGAATATTTTCTAATATCTCATCTATACCTTCCTTTGCTTGCTCCTCTTCTGCCTGTTCTAATTCTAATACATTAACTCTTTTCTCAAGTCCAAGAACTCTCACCAAAGTTTTCCTCTGCATTGCAAAGGACTTACTTAATGTCTTATGAATCTGAGCAACTTCAATACCTAATCCTTTTTCAATCTCTTCAACATTAGACGCTAGCTTATAATGAGGATCAAATCTCCCTCTTAAATCCCCTATTATATTTTTATTGTTGCTAGGCATTCGCTTGTTGCTGTTTGCGTTTTAGTTCTTCTTCCTCAAGATGTTGTTGAAGGAGAGCCACATAAATGTCTCGTTCCCAAGGCATCATATTTTCTACCTCCGTCAAACTATATTTATGGTACTGCATCAACGCAAAATTTAACTTGAAATAATTCTCCAAGTTCATATGCGACATGCCTACCCGAAAAAAGATGCCAATCCCTCAAGTACTACTTCACTTTCAACCTTTGTCTTAGGATTTTTAACTGTAATAGTATGCTGTAACTTAGGCATTGTCTCAAAGAACTTTTCAATATCCTTAAACTGAGATGAGTTCATTGATTCAAGAAACTCTTTTACTTCTTTCTTAGTACAATCAGCAGTAGACCATACTTCATCCTCTGTATAGATCTTATCAATACATGATGCAATCAAATCAAAGGACTGATCCATTTGATTTCCTTCTTTAAAATCAAAATTGTTTTTAATAAATTGATCTAGTGATGGATACTTCATCTCCATCATAATCTTAGAATCAATTTGAATCCTATTATTATGATCCTCACTTTTTTCAACTTGTATATCATCTAAGTCAATAGTAACAGGAACTTCTGTTACTTCATCATCGGGACAAATAATATTAACTTCCAACTCTTCTCCAACAGACTTACCTCTGATGTTAAGAAACAGATATTCAATATCAAATGTAGGAAGAGTCTCTACTTTAATTCCTTTAGTGCTAATACAATTTTTAATTACTGTTTTAATTGCAGTAGTAATTTGTTTATTATCTTCGCTCTCCAATGCAAGAACTAAAAGTTTTTCTTCTTTAACAAGAAAAGGTCTGTAGTTAATAGGTTTCCCAGTGGAAGGTAACTCCAACTCATAAGTTGGCGTAGCAATCTTTGGTAAAGGCATAATATCCTAATACAATTCAGTGTACTTTATTTATACACTAATCAGCGACCAAAACTACCCAACCAATTCAATGTATTTGAAGCCCATCTTGCACCACCTCTAAGTTTATTAGCACCCTCCTCACCAAAAGCAAAAGTAACTAATGATCTTACCGCATTTCCTGCTGCATTTGCTACTTGTGAAGGAACTCCACCAGAAGTAAGTACCTCCCAAGCACCCCGAAGATCTCCTGATAGTACTTCCTTTGCAAGATTAGTATACAATCTAAGTGGATCTTTATTTGAAGTCTGCATCCATCCTTTATTCATTACATATCTAACATAACTAAAGGTTACTGTGACCTTTAATAAGTCTGCTGTATCATAAGAAACAGGTACTGAAGTTACAGCAACAGGAAATGATCTAATAAATTCATATTCTAATATCCCACCCATAACTCTCTCATTAGTATTAAAATCCTTTTCAAATTTTATAATCTTCAATCCCTGATCTGCAATATATTCATCAGGATATTTCATTCTATAAAAATAATTTGGATTTTTAGTATCTTCCCTCTGTGTTGCTGTCTCTACACCTACAGCATAATCCATCCAAGTTTCAAAAAGTCTGATCGGAATATAGTTATCTGCATTCACATAAAAAGTAAAATCTATGCCTTGAGTATCATATAATCTACGATGAACATGCTGCTCTGTTACACCAGTACGATCATTATTAACCTCTGTAGTTGCTAGTCTAGATCCTGGTAAAGATACTTCAGAACATAATAAACGCAACTTCCATTGATCATTAGTATTCAAAAACACTCCAGCCTCATTCAGAACCTTATCTGTTAAAAGAGTTTTAAGTTTACTATTAAGAATCTTATTAAAAGGGATTTGAACCTCAAAATTATTTGTAGTGGCAGGTCGAAGCAGATGATTCTTTACATCTGATATCTTCCAAGGTGCTAAGAAAGTCATTTATAAATATTATTTGACCTTATATATTATGTATAAGAGATGGCAGAAAGTAAAAAAAGTTTATTCAAACCTTCTCATCCCCGAAAGTATAAAGGAGACATAACTAATATCATTTGTAGAAGTACATGGGAAAAAAAGTTTTGCCATTACTGTGATTTGAATGAGAATGTAATTGAATGGGGAAGTGAAGAATTCTTTATACCATACCGTGCTCCTGATGGTAAGGTTCGTCGTTATTACCCAGACTTCATTATGAAAGTAAAAGAAAGTAATGGTGGTACGAAAACATATGTTATTGAAGTTAAACCTGCCAAGCAAACACGACCACCAAAGAAAAGAAAGAAAGTGACCTCATCATATCTCTATGAATGCAAAACTTATGCTATGAACCAAGCAAAATGGAGAGCAGCATTTGAGTGGTGTAAAGATAAACGAATTGAATTTAAAATCATAACAGAAAAAGAATTAGGTATCCATCATGGTAGATAGTTTTGGATTTAATGATGGAATAGAACAACGAACAGAAGACAATCGTATCAGACAATATCTAAGTGACCTCAACAACAGAACTAATGATCCAGAAGAAATGATGCTGGAGATTATGGAAGTTCTAAATGAAACTGTAGAACCTATTCCTGAAGTAGGTAAGTTCTATACCTTTGTATATAATGCTAAGACTCCTGGTGAAACTTATGACCAACATCCTTTGATTGCTTGTACTCATTTAGAACAATGGGGATTTAAAGGTATCAACTTTCATTGGAGAAAAACAAGAAACTATACATGGAATGAACTAGCAGGACAACTCTATGTTGTTCAACCAAATGAACTTGATGACCTCCTTGCTATACCTTATGGTAAATACATACTCAATCCTCGCTAAATAATAAAAAAGTTAAAAGATAAATGACTGCTGGTGGTCCTAACGAATACGGAGACGACTCCAAAAAGAACAGGTTTGTAGATCCTGCTACTGGAGAAGCATACTTTGTTATCGTAAATAAAAAAACAGGTAAGACTAAAATATATAATGAAGAATGGGGTGAAGATAAGTATATTGGAGAGTTTGATCCTGAAACAGGTAAAATAAAATATAATAATAACTGGTGGGGTGGTGCAAGAAAAGAAGAGAAAGCATTCTTTAATGATAATAAAACCTTAATAAAAAACCAAGCAAAGAAAGTAGTTACCAAAGAAAAAGTAAAAGAAGAAAACCTAAGTGCTAAAGAAGCAGAAAAGGAAGCTAGTAAATTACTGGGTGAGCAAAATTTAGAATATCTTAAAACAACATCAGCAGAGGGAACATCAGAACTTAATGAACCATTAGTTGGTGGTCGTGTATATGTTTATCCAGCATCCTTAAGGACAAGAGGTAATTCACAAGACACGATACAAATAAGACAGATAGAGTATCGTGCAAGTGGATTAAATCAAGAATCTTTAAGTGGAGTTAATGATAGAAGTAAATTATCAGATGAAGAAAAGAAACTAGGAGCAACTGTTATCCTTCCTATTCCTGGTGGTATTGGTTCTAATAACACTACAGAGTGGAATAGTACCACCATGAATGCTTTAGATGCTGCTAAAGCACAATTCCTTATGAAAACTAGTGAAGCAGGTGCAGGTGAGGCAATAAATGAAGTTCAGAAAAAATTTGAAAATGCAAATCTAGGTGATTTAAAAACTGCTCTTGTCAATGCCATTTCTAGTGGTGCTGGTCAGGGTAATGAACTTTTAGCCAGAACCTCAGGGCAAATATTCAATCCAAACATGGAAGTTTTATTTAAAGGTCCAACAATAAGAGATTTTAGTTTCAACTTTCAATTCGCACCAAGAAATGATGGAGAAGCAAAGACTGTTCTACAA